GCTGGATATCCAGCCTCCGCGGGTTAAACTCCGTCCATTCAGGTCCCTGTCAGTGTAGATTGTTTCATGGCCACGTCACGTGTCAGGTTGATTAACCCTCCCGGTTATACCGGGTCGGTTACTCGAACTCCGCTGACCGGTCCGCCATCTTCTTACTCTTCGATTACGCGAGACATCGCGTATTCGGAGTGTATTGATGCGACTGGTCCGAAGTGGGAGGATCATACTCTACGGATAACTCATATCCGTAAAGATATTGAACCAATCACTGGTACGTACGTTAACCCGGTGAATCTGGAGCGCATAAGTTGCGAGGGTAAGCCAGTTCCACTATCCTTCTCAGGTAGTGGTGCTGGTCCCGCGTCAATATTATGGACTCCAGCCCAATCATCGGCGTCCGCGCTCACAACGATGTTGCTTGGTAGGAGTAATCCTAACAGGCCTATCGTTGATCTCCCAGTATTCTGGGCTGAGCTTAAGGACCTCCCGAAGATGATCAAACAAGCAGCCGATGCTATCGGCTGGGCCAAAGGTTGGGCCAAAGGCGGACCTGGTCCGACTGCACAAGGTATAGCTTCTGCTAACCTTGCGTATCAGTTCGGCTGGGGGCCTTTAATGGATGATCTCTGGAAGCTAGCCACTTTTCAAGACGCTTATGAAAAGCGTCGCGATCAGTTGACTAGACTTTATTCGGGTAGAGGCCTGCGTCGCAATATCAAACTCGAATCGTTCTCTGACACGGCTTCGGGGTCGTCGACCACGAATGCCGGTAGCCAGGTAACGATACCAACCCGTTGGAACTCAAAGAGATCCTACAAGTGTTGGGGATCAGTCCGTTGGACTCCAACTGGAAAGATCCCGGGTGATAGAACTCCTAGTGACCGAGAGATCTATAGATCTGCTCTGGGACTGAATCTATCGGCTGCGTCCATGTATGAACTCATACCATGGTCTTGGCTGATAGACTGGTTTTCTACTGCCGGCGATTTCCTCGCTGCGCATAGAAATTCCATACCAGTAGCTCCTTCGAACGTGTGCATTATGCGCAAGTTTGAAGTAGTTCACAAATACCAGGAAACCGGGACTGATAAGCCCGGCATAACCTGGGGAGGTGCGACGGTGACTTGGGTCCGCAAGGAACGCCAAGTAATCACGAAACCTACACCGACTCTGGCTATGAGGCAACCTTTCCTGGAAGCCTCACAGCTGTCGATCCTTGGTAGTCTTGGTATTATCAAGGGTAATATATCGAATGCCCGTAGAACGGGTGTTCGTTAACCATTGGCAATGCCATACTACTAGGGGTACAAGGACTATGATCGGCGATACTATCTCCGTTACCTACGACGGCGTCGCAAAGACGCTGACGAAGATCAACCAAGACAACTATAGCTCTGAATATCTTTTCCGCTCTGCAACTGAGGAGTTGAAGTTGCGGATTCGACATCAGAACGAGAGTGTTAAGGTTGGCCAGCGCATCATGGAACGGCACCAGGTCGAGTTGACCCGGACCGAATTCGATGCTGTCGCTGGTGATCGAACAGCTCAGGCTTACATGGTAGTTCGTCTCCAGAAGGGGACGGATCCAGATAAGACTGAGAAGCTTGCTCTGAGCCTTTGTGCTCTGAACAATGCTACGTTCGTCGATAAGATTGCTAACTGGGAATCGTAACTCTCAGCTAGTCATCTTGTAACAGGGTAGTGTGCCGGCATAGCGTAGATCATAGCAATGGAGATTACTATGACGAAAAGCTACGCCGACGTCCTTGAGGGTCTTTACCTCGCAATCCTTCGGGATTGCGAGCGTAACTATCCCCAATTCGCCGCTGAATGGAAACGGGATCAAACCCGCCTCCTTTTGGCTCTGAGGCAGAGAGGTACACGGTTCTTCACCGTGGAACTCCCGGCTATGGGTAAACACTTTGATAAGTGCTTATCCCTTGGCTCTCTCACAGCATCAGGTCTTCCGTTCCAAGGAACGGAATACAATGATGAGTCAGTAATACCCAGACTGTTCCGGGTGCTACTGAAGAGGGTGTTCTCAGAGAATGGTGAACTTAGGTCTGATGTCGACACTACTGCTATCTTCCTGCTTCGTAGTCTCTACTACGGGGCTAAGAAGCTTAGACAGGAGTGCCCTTCCGATGCCGTTAGACAAACGGTTAAGGAATTCTTCGACATCGAAGCGGTTAATCGCCATCCCACTCTTGAGTGGGACGGTGATGATATCGTTGTTGATGGTGCTGGGTCCCGCGTATCCTTTGCGGATGCCCAACAAACACCTTCAACGACCGAGTGTGAGCAGCTCTCCCTCTTTATTGAGGAAGAACAACATCGCCCTCGCGCTTCCGCCTGCCTACCGCTACTCCAACGCGTCAGCGATTGGATAGTTGGTAGTCAGTTTGGGCCCATCGACTGGGCTCATTTGCGACCTAAGCATGGTCCAGGTGCCGTTAGCGACGCCAGAGTTGGAATCGATTCGAAGTATTCGTTTCCGCACTGGCCCGCTAAGCTCGAGCGCACTTTCCCTATTCAAGAGTTTGGCTATGCCAACCTCAGGATGTGGGAACATGATCACTCGAACAGGGGTTCTCTCATCGAAGCTACTCGGCTTCATGAGCCTCCTTCTCGACTTATTGCAGTTCCTAAGACGCAGAAGGGACCAAGGCTGATTGCCTCGGAACCTACCTGTCATCAATGGATGCAACAAGCTCTCAAGCGTGAGCTTGAGAGGATGGTTAGTCGGTCTTTCCTTAGGAACTCGATTAGCTTCGCTAGTCAGGTTCCGAGTAGGATCGACGCGCTCGAATCATCCCGGACGGGTGAGAGGGCGACAATTGATTTGTCGTCCGCCTCAGACCGTCTCACGTGCTGGACGGTTGAGCGTGTTTTCAGAACTCATGGAGATCTGTTGCACGCCTTCCATGCAGTGCGTACGCGGTGGCTTATCAACGAAATTGATAAGCGACAGCCTAAGTATACCAAACTTAGGAAGTTTGCCGCGCAGGGATCTGCACTTACCTTCCCTGTTCAATCCATCGTCTATGCGATCGTTGCCATTGCTGGAGTTATACACTCTAAGCAGTGGGAACTTTCCACTAGGTCTTTGGATCGAGCATCGAGGCTGGTCCGAGTCTACGGAGATGATATCATCGTCCCCGTGGACTCATGTGGGGTAGTCACGGAGCTCTTAGCGGAGCTCGGCCTCAAGGTTAATCCATCCAAAACGTTCTCTGAGGGTCTCTTCAGGGAATCGTGTGGGATGGATGCATATGCGGGTGTCGATGTGACACCTGCCTATGTTCTTGAGGTCTGTGATAAGACCCGGCCGGAATCAGTAGTAAGTGTGGTTCAGTCTTCAAACAACTTCTATGAAAAGAGGTTGTGGGAAGCTGCATCGTACTTACGATCGACAGTGCCAAAGGAATTACGAAAGTATATTCCTGAGGTTGCCGCTGGTTCCGGTGCCTTCGGTTTCTCCACCTTTGGTTATCCTGATAATTCTCACTTAAAGGTGAGGGTTAACAAGAACTATCAAAGGTTGGAGTATAGGCGTCTCATGATCTTGTCTAAGGTCAAGAAACGTACTATCGAAGGCATTGAGAGCTTGCTTCAGTGGTATACTGAAAATCCGGGTCCAGATATTCTCTGGACTTCGGGTACAAGCTCTCGAGCTAAGCTTAGCCTGAGGCTTAGCTGGGACTCTGCCGTGAGGTAGAGGTGGG